ACCTAAAGTAACAAGATCTAGAACTAAACCTTTCCAATTGAGAAAAAGAATAGAGGGTCAGGATAAAGTTACATTTTCTGATAAGGTACCAACCTATAAAACTAATAAAACAAAAAGATTTCAACAACTTGATAAAGTTATAAAATCAAACAAAGGAAAGGATATAAGACAACAGAGAAGATTAATTAGGAAAGTAGAAAAAGAAATAACTAAACCAAAATCAAACGAAGTTAGGGATGCTAAAAAAGTATTAGAAGAATTTATAAAAAATAATCCGGAATTGAAGGATTTGAATATCAAACCAATAGAAACAAATGTGACGAATAAAGACATACAGAATCTTCTTCAAAAGGGTATAAAGGGTTTATCTAAAGATTCTCCACTCAAAAAATTATTTAATATGGGTGATGATTTGTCTGATAATACAATCATAAAAGAGGGAGATAATTATCTTGCCTTCAATTTATCAAATAGTTCTACTATTATTGAAGGTGACTCAGATCCATACTTGTCGTCTCTAAATACCATCAAGGCATATAGTGAGTTGACAGCATAATGGCGAGTTTTGCAAGAGGATCTACAATAGAGAAAATCATAGTGAGAAATCCTGATGATACGAAGGATCAAGACCTCACTTTACAGGTCGGTCCTATGGCATTCTACGAGGATATAATCGATGCATCTTTTCATGCAGAGATTATGATTGCTGATACTTTTGGGTGGTTAGAGAGTTTTCCTATAAGAAGTGGATCAAAGGTTTATCTTCGCATCAAAACTGCTACTGGTGCAATAGACTTTGAAAAATATCCATTATACATTAGTAATATCAAGACAGCAGGTTCTACATCTAAAAAAGAATTTTTTGTGATGCAACTTGAATCTAAAGCAGCATTTACAAACCATTTGAGAAGATTGTATAAAAAATACAGTGATCCAACTCACGAGGTTGTCAAAGAAATATTGACGAAAGATTTAGAAGTTCCAGAGGATAGAATAGTAAACATAGAGGAACCAAACAATAAGATAGAATTTTTAGGTGTTTATAAAAGACCGTTACAAACTTGTGTAGGATTAGCAGTCAAATCTATACCAAAAAATCATAGCAAGAAAGAACGTACGAGTGGCGGGTCAGGAATGTTTTGTTGGGAAACTCTCAAAGGATTTCACTTTGAGAGTCCTGATAGTATATTCAAAAATGCAAAAGAAAATAAGGATGATGTGATCACCTATAAAAAGGTGGGAATATTCAATGCCCTTGATCCTAAAAATAATTTTCATATAACTAATGAACCATTATGGAATAATAATCATAATCTATTTGAAAAATTATCAATGGGTCAATACATGTCACAATTTGGATTATTTGACCCAAACAGTAGGCAACATACTGTAATAGAAAGGACAGATGATTCAAAACATGACTATAATGGTGATAGTGATGGTGATGAATTATCAAATTCTGAATACTTTCAACCTGAAGAATTCAGCAAAGAACCATCAAGACATATGTTCTTAGTCAAGGACGATCGATTGTTTGATAATTCTGACGAACAAGATGATAATACCAAAACTCCTACAGAACATATAGAATATGAAGCGAGAAGACAATCACGTTACTCAGCATTATTCTCACAATCACTAGAGGTAACCGTACCCCTAAACTTGAATCTTCATGCAGGAGCAGTCGTGAACCTCAAATTTCCTCGAATAAATATAGATAAACCCAGTGGTGGGGAAAATTCTCCTGCTTCTGGACTGTATATGATCAAAACACTGTCTCACAAATTTGGAGCAGAGGGTGACTTCACCGGTATGCAACTTGTTAGAGACGCTTACACTAAACTATCATGAAAAGTATCGAAGATCACATAGCACACGACAAGGAAATAATAGCTGACCCCATCGCAAGTCCTGCTGCTAGAAGACATGCAAAGGAAGAATTGCATGAACTAGAAATATACCACAATCATCATCCAGATGATCATCACGATCCAAATGCACTTGAACTATTCTGTGACTTGCATCCAGATGAACCTGAATGTTTGGTATATGACGACTAAATGGCAGTTGAATCCCGTCTTAATTCAATAAACTTTGCCGGTTCCGATGGATTTCCATGGTTCAAAGGACAGGTAACGACTGATGCTGCATGGCGTCAGCACTCTGAGAAGTACGGATATAGAGTCAAGGTAAGGATTTTCCATGTTCATCCTCCATCTGAAATAGTACCAGACTCAGATTTGCCATGGGCACACGTTCTTGTGTCTTGTAATTTTGGTGCTGGTAAAGCATTTGCCGGAACATCTTTGAATCTTCAAGGCGGTGAAACTGTCGTAGGGTTTTTTCAAGACGGTGACAAACAGCAACCAGTCATTTTTGGATGTTATCAAACCGAAGACTCCGTTATAAACACTGAACCATATCTGCTTGAAGCAAATGGAAGTTCTAACTTCTATGAGGTCAAAGCAAATGAGAATTTGGTCTTCGGTGAGGGCAACATGCCTGCCAATCATCATAATCCCAATGAACATAATGGTGTTCCTAAGAGAAATAATAAGACCTCTGGTGGAAAGGACACTAAACAAAAAATTATTGATGAAGAAAATCTCATAGTCAGGAAAGCACAAAAATGTAAGGGTAAGGGATTTGGAAATGAAATACAACGAGCACTTGCATCATTTGTTGAGGTAGCAGGTAAATTACAAAATTATCAAGATACTTACATAGATCCTGTCATGGATGAGATGCGAGACATCCAAAAAGTTGTAGCTGAAACAGCACAAGTCATATCTGATTCATATGCTCAAGTTATAAGACTATCACGAAGTTATTTGTACGACAAGATTGCTGACTTGAGCGAGGATATGATGGGTTTCTTACAACTCGATAGTCTTCTGAAAGATATTGAAGTAAAGAAAGCGAAAGATTCAATCTATTGTTTATTAGAAAAAATTATCAAGGGTCTAAAAAATGTCATAAAAGATTTCTTGACAGGATTGTTAGGCAAACTTGTACAAGCACCACTTTGTGCAGCAGAGCAATTTTTAGCAGGATTGAATAGTAGAATGTTCAATGAGATTGAAAATGCTATCGGTGATGCAATGAGCACATTGTCTGGAATACTTGGTCCGACGATCGGAAACTTCATGAACTTCATGGATAAGGCAATGAATTATGCTCAAATAGGTTTGAAATTGCTAGAATGTGAAGATCAAGAATGTGAACCTGAACCTTATGACTGGGCGTTGAATTTTGGTCCAGACAAGCAGCAAAAACTTGACTTCAAAAAAACTATTGATATCTCTTCAAAATTCAATGTTGCAGGAATTGGTAAGTCGGTATCAGATGGAATTGATAAGTTCTTTGGTTTAGATGACGAAGATCTAGAAAATGCAGAATATGTTAGAGATCTTCTTGGTCCTTGCCCTATCAATAACAAAGAATGTGGTCCACCTAAGATTGAAATATTTGGTGGTGGTGGATTTGGAGCAGCAGCAAATGCTGTAATCAATGAAGTAGGGGAAATTGTGGGTGTTAATATGCAGTCACTAGGTGTGGGTTATACTGAAAAACCTTTTGTAAGTATAGTTGACAATTGTGATGGAAGAGGAGCAGAGGGTGAACCAATCATGGAAGATGGTAAAGTCGTCAATATTATAATAAGAAATGGTGGTGGAGGATATCAGGTTCCAGATCAAGTTTCCGATGCTGACGGTATAGATGTGGTGGGTGAAATTGAAGGTGTAGAGATTATAAGAACCGGTAGAGAATATGAACCCGGAGATCTTATCACTAGTGGATGTGGTACTCTTGAACCAGTTTTAGATGGCACAGGAAGGATTATTGGTGCTAACGTGTTGCATGCTGATCTTGGATGTAAAGTTATTCCAAAACTCACTGTAAAGAGCGACACTGGTTACGGAGCACTATTGAGACCTATAATGAGATATAAGAAAGTAGAAGATTATGATTCAACAATTCCTCTTGACAGCGATGCTATAATGAGAGTAGTTGATTGTGTGAGTTCGTACTAATGGCATTAGAAAGAACATCCCCACCTATGATTATAAACACGCCGGAAGATGGATTTCTTCGGGTGGGTTTGACGACTGATCCTACAAGTCGTCCCGATCAGGTTCAGTTGGCAGGTGGTTGTGGAGCGAGTCTTAGAATTTTTGATGATGGTGGGTGGGAACTGAGATCCGTAAATAAACCCGGAAAGGAGAATAAGAAAGGTTGTAATATCATAGCAAGAGGACCGGGTGGGTTACATATTCTTTCAGATAGTGATATTAACATAGATGCAAAAGGTTCTTTTAATGTGACTGCAAAACAAATTAATATGACAACCACTGGTGCTGATGATGGTGACTTTACAGTTCATGCAAAAAGAGATATAATGTTGGATGCAGACAATAATTCTAAGACGTTTGCAACAAATTGTGTCATTTCAGCAACAGAAACTTTGATCACACATTCGGGGGGTATTACTTTTCATATGGCAAATCCAGTTTATGTGTATGAGAAAAAATCAAAACTCATACCTTCTGGCATACGCACTTTAGTAGAAAGTATTTCTAAACAATTCAAATTATGATTTTCTTTTCTATTATAATATCACTCTTTGCAAATCATTTACCAGTGATGTATGTTCAAGTGCCTCAGTGGGCAGATGATTGGGCAGTGTGTGCTGTAGATATACCTGATGCTAAATGTCATTGGTATGTCATGGCACCTGACAATACCTTTGGTGAAGGATTCGATTGGGAAGAAGCACCATGGTTTGATGCTACAGGTCTAAATGATGTTGCACCAATGCAAAAAGAAACAGTTGTACAAAAACTCCAGAGAAAATAATGGAATCACCAGAAGTATCATCAGGTAAAATTTATGTCGGTAAATCAATGCCTGCAAAACTTGATCAATCAATTACCACTAAGAATGGAGACAAACCTTATGATGGCACTCTAGCAGTCACAGGACCTGCTTTCATAGGTGGACACTCTGCTAATGCAAAAGGTGTATTGAATGTTGGAACAGATTTAGGAGATTTCAAACCCGGAGTTGCAGGAAGAGCATTAGACGTTGAGGGTGATGTTAATATTGTAGGACAGAAAGCAGTAAATGCAGTTTATATTCAAGGTGACTTATATGTTAGTGGTGATATTGATGGTGGTAATAAGGGAAGACTTGCTTCTAGATTTGGAACTGCTGATAGTTTACCATCAAAATCATTTGATATTGAACACCCAACAAAAGGAAAGGGTTGGAGATTACGCTATGTTTCGTTAGAGGGTCCAGAGTCTGCTGTTTTTTATCGAGGCAGACTAACAGGATCAAATACGATTGAATTACCTTACTATTGGAAGGATTTGGTTCATGAAGATAGTATTACAGTTCAAATACAACCTATTGGATCTACTCAAAAAATTATTGTTATGGAATTTGATAATGAAAAAATAATTTTATCTGGTAATACTGATTGTTTTTTTCATGTTTATGGTGAAAGAAAGGATGTGAATTCACTATTGACAGAGTATGAAGGTAATTGGAGATATGATTATCCCGATCCAAATTTCAATCAAAATTCTGATTTAGACGATCGTAATTACAAAGATCCTGATTATAAATTCCCAAGAAACACTATTACGAAGTAGATAAATAAAAAGAAAATTCATTATGCATTGTTATACTACTAGTGGAAAAGTCCACACTGATGGAATCATTGAATTACCCGAAAGTTGGCAGGGTAACATCAAACCAGAAACAATATCTGTACAATTGACTCCCATAGGGACATTTCAGGAATTATTTGTAAAAGAGATACAGTGGGGGATGAAAGTTATAATAAGAAGCGGTGGAGGTGGTTCATTGAATGCTTATTATACTGTAACTGCAGATCCTATAAAGGTTGAAGAGGCACCGGAACCACTGAAGTTGGTTGCATAATATGCATGAGCAGAATAGTATGCCCTGTATGTGGACATTTATGTAATAATAGAATTGAATTTGGTTCCCATATAAGGCGGTGTCAAGCAATGAATGGGAATAAGAACTATAAATTCAATAGAAAAAAGAATTCAAAAAAGAAAAAAAGATCACGGTAGATCTTCCCATCTTACTGGATTTTTTATCTCCATATCCATCAACCCTTTGACTTCAGATGGGGTTTCTGTATATTCAGGTGCAAATTGGTTTTTTTCTTCTTCATCCCATTCCTCGTGTAGTTTTTCTATCTGAGAATCTACACTTGTCATTTCCATATCTATTTTACCCTCTATCCATTTTATCTTCAACCACGCA